CCGCGAATCGCAGCTCTGGAATTTGTGTCTGCGAAAAATGCCCGTCTCGAATGGGCCGACACCCGTCGTCTTGAGGACGTAAGACACATTTTCGTCGGGAACTTCGAGAACGATTGCATCGACACCGGCATCCAAATCTACCCGGTATTCGACAGCAGCAACCCGGCCAGATACCCCGCTTCGGCAGCTTACAACTCGTCTTACTCGTTCGCACGGGATTTCTATTCGATTCCGGAATATTGGGGCACTCTGCGCTGGATTATGCGCGGTTCCGAAGTTCCAGCCATATTCAAATACGTTACCGACAACGGGTTCAACGCAGCATATCATGTTCATTCTCCAGACGGGTATTGGGAAAAGAAACGCACGTACATCCGCAAGAACAATCCGGCATGGAGTGATAAACAGGTAGAAGAGGAGATCGGCAAACTCACGGCAACCATGCTTACCAAGCTGACCGAAGTGTTATCTGGGGCCAAGAATGCCGGAAAATTCTTCCACACAGTGGATGTTTTCGACCCGCTCTCGCAACAAACCAACATCTGGAAGGTAGAGGCGATAGACCAGAAAATTAAAGACTTCATCGAATCGCAACTCAAAGTCATGGAGGCGGCCAGCTCGGCAATCACGTCCGGACTTGGTCTGCATGCCTCTTTGTCGAACATTATGGTCGCCGGAAAGCTCGCATCTGGTTCCGAAATGCTTTACGCCTATAAGCTCTTCATGATGTCGAACACCGCCAAACCCACATACGACATTTTGGAACCCATCAACCAAGCCATTCGCTTTAATTTCCCCGACACTGATTTACAACTCGACTTCTATCACAGCAAACCTTTGACCGAAAGCGAGACATCCCCAAATGACCGCATAAAAAACTGACGACGCCATGATTTTCAATAAAACGAAAAAAGGCTCCGCAGAGCTATACAATCTCACCGGCACATGGTACAAGGCGAATGACTTCACCGGGATCAGCGAGGATATCGTGCTGGCCCAAAACGAAGTTATCAAACTGATCGGGAAAGCTACATTCGATCGGGCGCACACCCGATACATGACGGACGAATATGATCCGGAAGAGCCATCCGATGATCCGGAAGACCTGCTCGTACGGCGGGTTCAGTTGCCGGTGGCGTATAAAGCCATGCATCACTTCTACCAGCGAAACCTCGTGAGCCATGAGGACAGCGGCAGAAAGGTAAAAATCAGCGAAACCGAAAAACTGCCGTGGGCATGGCAGATCGAGAAGGACGATGCGGTTCTGCGCGATACATTCTTCCGAACGCTCGACGAATTGTATCTCTTCCTTGAGCAAACGGACATCAAAGAGTGGAAGGACTCGCCGTTGCGCACCCAACAGCAACAGTCGATTCTCCGTACCCTCGACCAATTCGAAAGCATCTACCCGCTCGACGGCTCGTTCTACACCTTCTATACGCTTATACCCTTCATCCTCGAAGTGCAGCAGCGCTTTGTGAAGCCGATTGCCGGAGATCGTTATATGTCGCTCCTGTCAGACATAGATTCAGACATGGCTCTTGCAGCACGGCGTTTTGTAGCTCTGAAGGCGATGGTGATAGCCGTCCAGAGACTTTCGGTGTCCGTATTCCCGATCGGGATCTCGCAGCGGTTTGCAGATTCATTTCAAGGCAAAGGGGCCGGAAAGACCCCCTCCACCGACGCGTTGAAATTCTACCTTTCAGCCCTCGATCATCAGGCGGCAACCGCCCTTGAGGAGTTTCACGAGGCTTTATCGGCTACTGCGGAAAAATACTCTCTTCTACCGGACAACGATCCCCGAAACAAATTCTTTTCTGTTCAATAATGAATACGATCGAAATACCCGCTATCGCCGTGCGCAGGGAAATCCCCTCGAAATGGAGCGAGATGACACCGGAACAGGCCCGCGTTACGATGCGCCTGCTTTGGGATATGGAATCCGGCCTCATATCTCCGCTTGAGTTCCATGTGCGCGTCCTCTATCTTCTCCTC